GCACAAATCTTGAACACTCCTTTGCGATTTGAGCATTGAGCATTTCTTTATAGAGTTTCATTCCCTCTTCAAAATGCTTCTTGATCTTGATTTCAAATTCTTGTCTCACAAAAGGATCAATATCATCAATAGAGTTCTGACGATTCTTTGTGTCTTGACGACGAAGTTCGATCATAGGGATCTCATCAGCAAGCATTGAAGAGTCGGCGTACCGTTGTGAAAATTCTTGATATGTGAAGCTACGGTGACGAAGCACTTGAGCTGCGATTCCTCTCGTAGTTTCTATCTGAAGTGTCATGGATGCCTGTTCAAAGACGCTCCAATGCCCATGTTTAATACAATACGATAAAAGACCCTCTACCTTAGGATTATCTTGATTAGAGGGGTTGCTTACCCTTGCAATATAACCAATAGTTTTTTCTGCGTCTGGTGTAACAGAAATCAATGACACATTATTCATCAGATACAAATAAGATACGAGTAATAAGACATAAAGCGAACGCTTTAATATAATTTAGGGTTGCAAAACCAAACAAACCTGGCATCAACCAGTTCCATAATAGCATAAGGAATAGTGGTCTGACAAATGTTGCAAGAAATTTAGACGCTGCTTTGTATGCTTCTTCGTCCTTTTGTTTCTTTAACCTTGCCTGATTTTCCTTGCTCCTATTAAGGAACATGGTCATTTGGTCTTGCGTTTTGGTTTCTTCTGAGTTGGATCGTTCCATAATTTAGGATTAATTCTACCTTCTGACTGTGTAAATCTTACAAAATCTTTTTTGTAGAGATCATAATAATAATCAAAAAGGTCTACTGCTTTATTAGCAATGGCAATATCATACACTGATTTACCATCTTGTTTATATTCTACAAGATATGCAGTGTATGGTAAAGATGGGTCTTTGGATTCTTTCGGGTCACAATTTTGTTTTAGGACTCTCAACTCCTTCCACCCCACTCAATAGACGGAAATGCTTC